AAGAGAGATTGGATAATGCGTTTCTATAAAAAGGATACTTGATAAGAGTTACATTGGGTCTATCATCAGGTATAGTATGTTTTTTTGGTACTAAAACGTAATGATGACATTCTGGTAAGAATGATATTGTCTTTTCTAATACTTTATAATTAGAATCAAACTCGTGTTGAAATACTCCACTACTATCAAATCGTACTGGGCTACCATAGTGTAAAACTCTTAGTCCATCCATTTTCCATGTTCCCATAAGTGCCATAATCTATGTTTTACTATTTCCCACATCAATCCAATATAAGAATCAGATTCATAAAATCCTACTTTACAATCATATCTATACATTATTATCCTTCCGTATCTGTTAATTTCACTAAAAAATCTTTAAACCCTCTGGGTAGTTTAAGTTCCGCCCTATGTTTATCTAAGTCATATAATTTATCCAAATTATACACAGATTCAAGGTCAATTAAACTTAATTTTCCATCTACCTTTATAATATTAAGTGGAACAAGGTCGTAATAAAATAGGTTAGTATCTTTAATAATCTCTTTTAAAAGTGTCAAGAAATCCTCAGGTATCACCTTAAAATTGAGTGCTTTAGATGATAATCGTTTACCATCTTTAGTTACATACCCAACTACACCATCAGACGCATAAATTAATCCAATAAGTGCTGGAGCTAATTTATCATAAAATCCAGCTTCAAGTGCAGTTATAAAATTCTGTCTTCTAATGTAATCCTTATGAAAAACCTTATACCATAATTTGTTTTCACCATCAAAATAAACTGCTCTACCATGATTTTCACCATCAACAATTCTATCATACATATCTCTGGTTTTCTCTATCCTATCATTCTTTAAATCTAATTCTGATAGTTGAACATCAAATTCTTTATTCAACACTACTTTTCTCGTTCTCTTTTATGTCTGCAGTAAAATATGAGTTTATTTTCTTATTCTTGTCCACAACGGTCTCTCCTTTATCTACCTTTTGTACAAACTCTCTAACACGACTACCAAGTTCCATATCATTAGGAAATGTTTTTACTAAATTTCTAATAACACCTGTAAAAGATGATTGTAACCCACTAATAGTTAATTCTGTTCTTCCAAAATCTCCATCAATATTATCTTTATTTGGTAAATCTTCTTCTATAATCTTTTTAATTTCGTCTATAGTTTCATCACTCTTCATTACTTACCCCACTTACCATTCTTTACAATTGTAGCCATAATACCATAGTTAGATACATCAAGAAACGCATCTTCCATCGGTTCATTTTCTACTGCGTTTTTACGACCACTCATTAAAAGATTCTTTAATCTCTGAATCTTATCATTCATTCTAAACCACAACCCAGTCAATGATAAATGTATTTCTTCTTTTGTTTGTAACTGTGTTCCAACTGAAATATTACCTGGCCCGTAATCATGTTGCTTGTGTAAAAACAATTCATATTGTTGTACTTGTAAACGGCGAAATTCTTTAGTCATTTCTGGCCACTCTTTTTCCATCAATTCTACAACTGTTCCTGGTGAATCAATACCTGTTGGTGTATCTTTTATTGTCTTCATTTATACTCCTTATACTATTTCGTCTATAATACCATAATTTATACAATCTTTTGCTGTTAAATATGTATCTTGTTTGGTAATACCTTCCCAAAAATCTGAAGTTTTTCTTGTTACTTCACCAAGTATGTTACATACTGATTTCTGTAATAACTTCAAATGGTCGGCTCCCTTAACAACATCAGAAGTTTTTCCATGTTCAAATGCAGAACCCTCGTGTATCATAACGGATGAATTCTTACTCATAGTTCTTTTACCAGTTCCACATGCCAACATAACCGCGGCCGCAGACATAGACGCTCCAAGACAATGTGTATTAACTTTAACAGGTAAATTTCTAATAAAATCTATCATTCCTAGCATGGAATATACATCACCACCATAAGAACTAATAATCATGTTAACTTCTTTTTTTGGATTGTGTCTCAATAAACTATCAACTTTAGTAACAATAGTATATAAATTATCCATATCAAAATCATACGCCATATAAACTGTATTAGTATCTGTATTGATACCCCATTCCAATTCTTTCATTAATTTAGAATGTTGCCATTTATTTTGTTCCATTGTAACTCCTTATAATAGGTTAAATGGTAATTGCTTCATTTGTTTGGTTGAAATCCCATATTTGCTCAAAACTTCTCTAATTTCAAGTAGTCCTTGCTCAGTAAATAACAATGTATCTACATAATCTGCTACTTCAGAAGTTGAACATTCATAGTGTTTTGTCATAATTTCAACAAACCATTTTGGTAATATCATATCATTTTCCTTTTTTATATATTTTAAATATTGTTTCCCTTTTGGTAAAACCTTTGAATATATTTTGTAATGTTCTCTTGGAGTTAATTCATTCCAATATTTTTGAACATTATTTACAAAACTAATCCACTCTATTTTCATTGATAAAAAACGATTAACCATATATGGCGAATATGTTTTTTTATCTTCTTCCGATAATTCATCCCAATAATTAGGATTCTGAACCGCTGTTATTTGATTCAGATGGTCGAATAATCCTTTCTTCTTTATTACGGAAGATTTTTTCATATCTCTTTTCCCATTCGTCTAATGTAATACCCAATCTTGGTGTATCACCTTTACCTGCTGTAGATTTTCTATGAAATATAGATATTTCTTTTTTTGGTGTAACACTTTTACTCTCTTTCTTTGACATTTAATCCACTACTCTCTAAAAGTTGTGTTGGTACTTCACCACAATTACCACAACTATAAACTTGTACTGGAACAAGTCCGGCTTGACCCGATGGTGAGACTATTGCTGAAAGTTTTTTAATCACATACGACACTATAAATAAATAGTTTCCACAACTTTCGCATTTCATAGTTTCTTGTTCGGATAAATCAACTTTTACTTGTGATTGTAATGGTTTTTGAGCTTTCATATTCATTAATTTCTCCGTTCTTCTTCGCGACGATTTGATTTTTTATACCCAACCATTATATGATTTCTTCGGTCTTGTTTTAAACGTCTATCTCCAGTAATCCATTTAATAATTTTTTTAATTAATTCCATTTAATTCTCCCAACTTAATTGTGGCCACTCCATGTTTTTGTACAACTATTTTCGTACATTCTTGTGCAAATTTTATTGCACTTTCTATATCTTGTGTATCTAAATAACCACGAACTAATCCTGCTATAAATGTATCTCCTGCTCCACTCACATCTCTAACTTGTACTTTATCTACAGAAAATTCTTTTCCATTCCATCTACAACCCTTGTTACCTAATGTAACTATTAATTTTTTCTCAAACCCCTTTTCAGATAAAAATTCATGGTTCTTTTGATACTCCAATTCATTTATTTTAATATAATCAGCATTCTCAATCCATCTTCCAAGTCTTTTTTTAGTATCAACAAACACATTTTTATTATTATCACAAATATATTGTATATCTTCTTCTTCTAAAAATCCTTTACAATAATCTGAAATAATAATTGCATCATAATGGTCTTCTTGTTGTCTATCGAATCCAAATGGTGGTTGTTTAAATTTATTTGTTACAAGGCCTTCCAACAAATTTTTATCAATCCTTTCACAATAATCATGTTCATCTACTCGTAAAACCATTTGACCTGAACGATTATCTACATATCTGATTTTAATAATACTATTTTTATTTGTAACAGTATGAATAACCATATCTAATGATTCAACATTATTTGCGACATTTTTTGCCATACCATCATTTTCTTCTTCATGTGTTGGTACAAAAACAGGAATAGGAGCTTCTGGACTTATTCTTTCTACACCACCATAAATAAAAACATCTTTACAACTATCTCCAACTACTAATATATTCATTTTATAACTCCTAAAATTTCTATTAACATAGACATGGCGTTAATTTCTTTATCAACAACAACTGCATCTGATTGTTGGTATTTAGCTAAAACTAAAATACATTCTGCTACATGACCACTTCCCCAATCATCAACTTCATCGTATAACAATCTAAATAATTCCGTATAATCTTTCACTTCACTATCTAAAAGTAATTTTCTTATATTTTTAAAAGCATTTCTTTTATCTTGTATCTTTAATATCTCAAGAACTTTCATTTTATAATCATTTTGAATTATACTTGTTTTATCTAATTTTAGATTACCATCAACTGATTGTCTTTGTGCCGAATTAATAACTCTACGAATATCTGGATAACAACTATTAATAATAAATACTATATCCTTATCATCATAAGATACATTTTCATTATCAAGTATCTTACCTAAATGTATAGCTACTTCTTTCTTAGATGGTGGAGTTAAATTATATGCTTGACATCTACTTTGTACGGGGTCAATTATTCTCTCCACATAGTTACAAGTTAGTATAAATCTACAATGATTAGAATATGTTTCCATAATATTACGAAGAGCCGCTTGACTTGTTGGTGATATATAATCAACCTCATCTAATATAACCACTTTCATATTTGCAAAACCAAGTGAACCAGCGAAAGGTTTTATTTTATCAATAACTTCAATTCGTCTTTCGTCTGACGCGTTTATATACAGATATTCACAATCTATATTATTAACAAGTAATTTGGCGAGAGTGGTTTTACCTGTACCAGCCCTTCCGTACAAAAGAAGATGCGGTAAATCGCCACTCTCAATAGCGTCTTCAATCTTATCTTTTAGGTGTTCATTACCTATATAAGAATCAAGACTTGCAGGCCGATACTTTTCTACCCATAGGGTATTCTTGTCATTAGTAACTATCATTCACAATTATATTGCAGTTCGTGATTGTAAAAAATATACAGCAGAATAATCATCCACATTAAACGATAATTTAATAAGTGGTCTATCACCACCAACCATTTCAAATATCCCAGTCTCACACTCTTTATTAACTGATAAAATAGCATCCATAACTTCACTATTAAAATAAAATTTATCAACATCCGCATAGGTTGTTGCTTTAACTGGAATTTCCAATCTATTTGAATGTTGGGTTCTCCAACCAATACAAACAGAAACATTACCACTATCTGTTAATACAGTAAATGTATCTATCTCATCACCTAACGATGATTTACCACTTCTAAACTTATTAATGAAATTCTCATCCATTGTAAATGATACTTCCCATTCTTGTTTAAAAAGTATTTTTAAAACTTCATCTGTTGCCTTTGGTACAACCGCTGTATCGTGAAGCATATATTTAGCTTTATTACCAAAGTCATCTTTACAATTAACTTGTACCGCTTTTTGTTCACCATCTCTATCAATACTCGTGACATCAAAAGTAATTTCGTTATCAAGAGATTGAAGTAGATTATATAACTTTTTTATATCACCTATTCCAATGTTGGAATCTTTTAATGGTGAGTTGTCCATCTTTAAAACAACCAAACAATCTTTGTTATCTGTTGCTACAGCAGAATGGGTTTTACCATTATGAGTAGTAACTTGTGTTTGACTTATTTTGTCACCAAGCCGAATTTTATCAAGATAGCGAGTTATTTTCGCTTTTTCCATAACCTTTTCTCCTTATTATGTGTGTCATATATACATATATATAACATATTTAAAACCATCAATTTATTTTTAATATTCTTTTAAATTCTTCTAATTGTTCTTTATTAAACCAACCATTAAAATATTTACTACCAAGATTAATAATTGGAAAATTGAGTTTATCTGATTGTACCAAATCATATAGTTTATTTCTTAATGATTCATTTACATCAACTTCCATATAATTAATTTTGTGTTTATCTAACCAAATTTTAGCTTCTTTACAATATGGACAATCTGGTATTGTATACAATGCTAAAACCATGAGTTTTCTATTTCTAATTTTGGTTCATCCCACTCTAACGCACCATAAAACATATTTAATTTTTTAGTTAAAGCTTGTTTATACATTTTATCATAATCAATATATTGTTTTATAAAATTCATAATCTCTGTTGGGTCTTCATGTCCTTTATATCCAACTACATCCAATTTTAATGGATTATCTTTTAAATAAACCCATCTCATTTTAGAATCACTTACTATTGGTTCATATTTATTTTTATTAAAATATTTTAATAAATCATTATAATAAATAGAAGCTTTTACATGGACGGGTGTACCTGTCATTATAGTTGTCGTAGCACCAGTAGTTTCAAACCCATCTTTATTGTTTGGTGTATATTTTTCTATATTTTTTACACCAACAGGATTAGCTATATCATCAATACTTAAATTTGTAATGTTATTTTTAAAATCCAATATTCTTGTATCAACTTTATCTTTAGGTACATAATTCAAAATATCTTCTAAAACATTTGTTAATAAAGTTTTCATTGCAGGTGGAAATGTACTTCTAACTGTATCTAATCCTTTTACATGAACTTTATTTACTTTTACTCCATTGTCATTAATAATTCTCATACCATATCTTTTCTTGACAACAAAAAATCCAGTTCTTGCAATAATCTCTTGTTTTATTTCAAATCTATGTTCATCTAAATTACAAAACTTCTTAGCAAAATAATCATAAGAACCATTCATATAAGTTTGTACTTCAGTAGCTATTTCTGAAATTCTTTGTGTCTTCATTACATCTGAAAGTTCTTCACCTGAAAATCTATTATCAAGTAATGGTACCGCACTAAAGAAAACAGAATCCGTATCTATATAAATACAATAATCTTTATCATCATTAAGTTCTTTATTATAAAAATTATTACCTATTTTTTTCGTAAACTTAATTAAAGATTGTCCAGTCAATGTTGTTGCTTCTGCATTATCTAAATCATAAAATCTAAAAACAGATAATCCCAAGACACCATATAATGAATTTAAAATAACCTTTTGAATATATTGTCTTCTATTAAAATATTGATATTTTTCTTCATCACCTTCATCTGAAAATTTCTTAGCTAATTTTCTATACTCAACTCTTGTATCAAACCATTGTTCTAATAATGCAGGTATTAATCCTTTTTTATCAGTTTTATAAATTATACCATTAGATGATATTGAAACTTGATTTTCATTAAAATACATTTTCAATTCATCATTAGTTAAATTACCCTGTTTCTTTCCATGCATTATTACAGAATATGTCTTAGGTGTATTAGATACAAACTCTTCTGGATTCCAACCTTCAATCTTTCCTATTTTTGTTTCTGGTGAAATATTAAGAGACATAATAATTGATGGATACATAGAAGTAATATCTAAATCATAAATCCATTCATGTCTACCACGTTGTGGGTCTTGGACATAGGCACCAGAAAACTTATTCTCATCGAATAAATTCTTTCTACCACCTTTACTTCTATTTGGTGCAACAATACCAAGTTTTTTAAGATAAACAAGAACAGCTCCTTCAAGATATCTTGATGACCATTCAACTTCTTCATATGGGCAATGACCAACATGAGCAATACCTCTGGCTACATCTATAAAATCCAGTTTCTCATTTAACATCTTAACAAGTCTAACATCATGTAAGTTATATTCTACAAATTTATTTATATCATTTTCATATAAGTCATTAAGTGTTCCTTCATACTCAACTTTCTTTTCACCAAGTTCATCTTGTGCTATAGCATCTAATCTATAAGAAGTTTTTTGTGTAAATGTAAATTTTTTATATAAAGATAAATAATCTAATTGATTTAAACCAGCTATTTTATATTTTTTTTGGTATTCACTCCAATGAATTCTTCTAATTGGTGACAAACAATCTGCTACTTCACTACCAAGAACTCGTACCGCTCTATTATACAAATATGGAATATCAAATTTTAAACTATTCCACCCAGTCAAAATTGTAGGTCTAAGATGAAGAAATAATGCATAGAAACGATTAAGTAATTCTGATTCTTCATCGAACGCTTCTATCTCTATATTATCATGACTTTCAAGTGTCAATCTCTTATCTAAGTCAAGAACAAGACAAAAGTATTTATCTGTTATATCATCATAATAACCTATGGCTGTTATTTTATTTTCTGCTTTATGTGTATCTGGAAATCCTTGTGTAACTTCTACTTCAATATCTATAATACCAAGTCTGTGATTTATTGATAAATCATCTGAATTTGTATACGTGTCTACAAGAACTCTTGTTTCTGGATTTACATCGGATTCCCAAAGATTTTTAGTATTTTTATCAAACTTATATATCTTTTTAAGTTTATCTCCATAAAGAGATACAAAAGTTCCATAATTGTCTTTCTTATACGCATACTTTTTATATGGGATAGTTATGTGACCTTTTTCATCATCCCAAATATGTACCTTATTCTTAAAATTATCATAATATATATTTTGATACATTAAAACCAGCTATCATCTTTATTAATTGTTTTAAATTTTGGGTCAATTTTAGACTCACCAAAAGTTTTGTCAGAATCATCTACGAGTTTTTGTATCTCATCTCGCTTATCATCTGGTACAAATAACTTTGTAAATTCATAATTCGGGTCGTCTTTTATTCCTTTGGATAAACACCAAAGTCTTATCTTTTCCCATGTATTACTAAGATACAAATTAGGATGACTATTATATAATAAATTTTTCTTAAAACCATTACCTTGTAAAATATGATACAACCATTCTATTCCAGCATTTGGTGTTCTTACAGTCCGTTTCTTTTTACTTTCACAACCTTCAATTAAATCACTAATTAAATTTTCTTTAAATTTTGTATCATGTTCTGGTAAATTCCATTGAAAATCTTTTGGTGTATTATCCAATAGTTTAAGAAATGATTTCTTGTCTGTAAAATATAATGGATAATCTTTACCCAAAACGTATTCTTGTGTTGGATGTTCATAGACTAAACTTGGTCTTTCGGCTTTTATAGCGTCTTGTGCTGATAAATTCCAAGTCATGTAGTTATTTACAAGACAAATACTAGCATAACAATTATCTATCAAGTATCTATATTGTCCACCACTTGGTAAATTTTGTACTTTCATCCAATCTGGTGCAGGTTTACCCGCTTTAGGATGTTTAGCATCATCATCAGTAATCCACACCAACCACTCATCTCTATCAAGATTTTCTGTAAATTGTATAAGTTTTTTTATACCACAAGATTGATTCCATCTATGATTAAAAACTAATATCTTTTTGTCTGGTAATGGAAATGGTTCTGGACCAGGTAAGTCACCTACACCAAGTGGAAAGTAATTAATTTTCTCTTTCATTACATTCTCATCAACACCTTGTGAAGTGTGTGGCATTTTATCCCAATTAGATTTCATATAATCTAAACTAACTGGACAATGAAAATAAGATTTAGTTGATAAATCAATAGCTTCCATTTGTCTAAAGAATCCAACAGGATAACCACCAGTTGGTCTACTCTTCTCACAATCAACCCAATGAAAAAAGTTATAACTATCTACAGTCATACCATATCTATCTGTCAATATACCATTATAAACATTGTATAGTAATTCTGGTTGATGATTAAAAATAAAATCAATATCAATTCTTTGGAAGTCAAGTTTCTTTAATAGAGCTTTACTATCGAAATATCCACGATTAAATAATACACTACCAGCATAAGGAAATTTAATTTTTGTTACATTATCACCAAGATGTGGAATTGTATTATTGGGTGGAACTAAAACATAATGATGACACATTGGTAACCACTTTATAGTTTTTAGCATAACCTTATAATTTGAATCGGCTTGATGCATAAATTTCGTAGAACGCCATCTAACTGGCGACATTACGTGTAGAATTCGTCTACCATATAACTTATGATTTATCATATTATAACCTTATTTTTAATAAGTATCTAACTACAAATCGTTCCAATCAACTTTTCTGAATC